TCTCAAGCCAATCAAGCAGGACAATTAGCAGTACAAAGTATTCGAGATGCCGGAGAGTATTTTAACATGCGTTGTCCTCTTGATGGTGAATTCAAAGTAGGAGACAACTGGAGTGAAACCCACTAAAAAAGACCGGAAGAAATTTGATATAGATTTAGAATTCGGTAGTATCAGAGAAGACAAAGTAGCAGAGATGCTATGTAATAAACGAATAGAAGTCAAATCTGAAAGAGGTATGTGGATGGATACTGGAAACATAGCTATTGAATATGAAAGCTATGGTAAACCTTCTGGTATTGAAGCAACTGAATCAGACTATTGGTTTCATCATCTTTGTGTCGGCGATAAAGAATACTGCACCTTAGTATTTCATACTGAAGTTTTAAGAACTATAGTTAAAGAACTAGATAGTTTTAAAACCGTAGCCGGAGGAGACCACAATGCTAGTAGAATGTGGTTAGTTAATTTACAAAAGCTATTTTCATCTGATGTTATCAAAGCTTTTAAGGACATAGAAGATGAGCAAAAGAAATAAAAATTTAGATACCTTAGTAGAAGATATCTATAGCACTATCGGAGTTCTTTCCGACGGTAAAAAAATTAAAATACCTAAGAAATTAATAGAAGAACTAGGTGTTGATATTGCTAGTTGTGTGCAAGAATGGGCTACTCCAGTAAAAAGAAACAAAGCAACTACTCAAACCCTAAGAATGTCTAACATAGGTAAGCCTGAAAGACAGTTATGGTACGACATGCATGAAGAGAAAGATGAAGACTCTGAACTACAACCTTCTACCTTCATTAAATTTTTATATGGACACATCTTAGAAGTGTTATTAATATTTTTTATTAAACTTGCAGGACATAGAGTTACAGCTGAACAAAAGGCTGTATCTGTTAAAGGCATTAAAGGACACATGGATTGTAAAATTGACGGAGAAGTAGTAGATATTAAGACTGCTTCTGGTTATTCTTTTAGAAAGTTTAAAGAAGGCACACTAGCAGAGCAAGATACCTTTGGATATATGGCTCAGCTTGCCGGATATGAAGAAGCAGAGAAGACAAACGGTGGTGGATTTTTAGCATTCAATAAAGAAACAGGAGAATTAGCCTTGTTTCGTCCTGAAGAACTTGACAAACCTAATATAAAGTCTAAAATAGATAGAGTAAAAAAAATTATCAAGTCGGATTCTCCACCTGATTATTGCTTTACTGCAGTACCGGAAGGTCAGTCTGGTAACATGAAGTTACCTAGAGAGTGTACTTTCTGCCCATATAAATTTACATGTCGAGCCTCTTCCAATGATGGAAAGGGTCTTCGTGTGTTTAAATATGCTAAAGGACCAGTATATTTTACCAAGATAGTTAAGGAACCTAATGTAGAGGAATTATTATGAATGGAAAAAAAGCAAAAAGATTAAGAAGAAAAAGCGAAGAACTATTAATTCAATGGTTGCAATCAATGGTTCCAGAAGGAGAAGACGCTACTAGGATTAGTTTAAAGAACTTGAAAGAATTTTTACCAGAGCAAACTCACATCTATGCTAACAATAGATTTATGTTGAGTGCTTACTCATTGCGTTGGTTTTATAAACAAGTAAAGAAAAATCCAGACATAACATTAAAAGATTTAGGAATACCAAATGTATAAATTTAATGAAGATGATTTAATAGCAGAATTAAAAGATTATATTGATGATACATACAAACAACATTACGCTGTAAATAAATATCAAGCTACAGATATTATTATAGATGCAGGACATGGAGTAGGTTTTAGTATTGGTAATATAATTAAATATGCTAAAAGATACGGTAATAAAAATGGTTATAATAGAAAAGACATTATGAAGATATTACACTATGCAATTATATTATTATACATTCACGATGGCACAGACCCTTATATAAAAAAGGATAATAATGGTAGATAAAATAGGAACAAAAGAATACTTAGGTATAAAAATAAATTACGACAATGAAAAAATTTTAGATAAATTTAGTTTAGATACTTTAAAAGATAGATATTTTACAGGAGAAGAAACACATGCACAAGAAGCATTCGCAAGAGCCTCCGTCTTCGGAGCCACCTTCAAAGGTGTCACAGATTTTGAACTCGCTCAAAGACTTTATAACTACAGTTCCCGCTGTTGGTTTATGTTTAGCACCCCTATACTTAGTAACGGGGGAACCAAGCGTGGGCTTCCTATTAGCTGCTTCCTTAATTATGTACCTGACAGCAGGACTGGTCTTTCATCTCATTATGATGAGAATATATGGTTGGCAAGCTCGGGTGGAGGTATCGGTGGATACTGGGGAGACGTTCGTAGTAATGGTATATCTACTGCTCACGGTAGTAAGTCTACTGGTTCAATCCCCTTTATGCATGTTGTAGACTCACAGATGTTAGCCTTTAATCAAGGTGTAACAAGACGAGGTAGCTATGCAGCATACATGAATGTTTGGCACCCTGAGATTGAAGAGTTTATAAATATGAGAAAAGAATCCGGTGGAGATATAAATAGAAAATGTTTAAACCTACACAATGGAGTTAATATTAATAATGAATTTCTTAAAGCAGTAGAAGAAGATGCTGATTGGAGATTGATAGACCCTAAAACAAATGAGCCAACTAAAATTATTAATGCCAGAGAACTATGGTGGCAAATAATAAATGCTCGTGCTGAAACAGGAGAGCCTTACATTGTTAATATAGATAAGTGTAATGAAGCTTTACCACAAAAACAAAAAGACTTAGGCTTAGAAATCAAACAAAGTAATCTATGTTCTGAAATAACTTTACCAACAGATGAAGAAAGAACAGCTGTTTGTTGTTTATCTTCAGTTAATTTAGAACACTTTGATGAATGGTCAAAAGATTCTTTTTTTGTTGCAGATTTAATAACAATGTTAGATAATGTATTACAACACTTTATTGATAATGCTATTGATACAGAAAAACTAGGAGAATATAATGCAAATTTTAAAAGGTTTAAAAAATACATACGAAAAGGTAAAAGAGGTTTTACTAAAGCTGCTTACTCAGCTTACAGAGAAAGGTCGATTGGCTTGGGAGCG